AGGCTCCCATACGTGGGAAATCATCGCAGAGGAGGTTTGACCGATGGCCGTTGACGCACAGTGGGCTTACGTCGCCGCAATGCTGCCGCTGTCGGCTGATTTCTCCGACGCGCGCGGCAATACGTCATTCTTCGGGACGAATTCAGGCATTGCCGATACCGTTGGAACGCCTTTCGGTGCGGGAGATGCCGCCTATTTCGACGGAACAGCAGCGGGCTTCAATTACTCCGGCGGCGCTGTCTCGTGCGGATACGTCGATCTAACCAGCAATTTTTCAATCCAGTTCGCTTTCTACCCTGAAGACGGCGGTCACGGAAGCTCCGACGCCATCCTGCTGCAGATCGGCGAAGCAGGCGCGGCCGACTCGCTGCGCATCATCGCTGACTCGACCGACGACCCGATGCGCCTGCGCGTCGCGTATCACGACGGTGGCGGCTATCAGGAACTCATCGCCGCGCCGATCGCCACCATATCCGACGACGCTTGGCACTGGCTGCAGCTTGACCGCGTGACCAATACGTTTACGCTTTACATTGACGGTGCTCAGTACTCGCAGGCGACCGTGAATATCAGCCTGGGCGGCGAAAACATCCACGTCGGCCAGGACGGGCTTTCGCAGTCGCTGTTCAAGGGCTGGATGGCGCAACTTCGCGTCACGCAAGCCCTGCGCGCAAGCCATGCCGTGCCGACTGATCCATGGCCGCGCCCGACGATCACCGGCAGCATCATGGACGTGCTCGGCAATCCAGTCTCGCGCGTTGTCCGCTGCATCCCGCGGGCGCAGGCAGTGCAGGCCATCTCTGACGCGATCACCGGCGTCTACACCGCGTACCCGACGAGCTACGCAGAGCATATCGTGATCCGGATCGACACCGAAGACGACCCGCCAATTGATGGCCAGGTGGTGGGCGCCGGAAATGCGATGGTGCTCGACCGCGTTACGCCAGGCGGCTAACCGGTGGCTTACGCGCCGCCACTATGGAATCTGGCAGACTTCCAGTCTGACGGCGTTGTCTACGCGCCGCCCGGGTGGTTCAATGCCAACTTCTGGCCAGGCCTCCCGCCAATCATCACCTATCCGCCGACCTATGGCGGGACCACTGGCGCAGGGACCGCGGCTGCTGTCTGGTCAGCCGTCGTCACGATTGCCGGCGTCGACGTCTCCGCACGCATCGTCGGAGACATCCGCGTAGAGGCGAGCGAAGGCGCCGCCCGTATTGCTGAGCTGACTATACGCCCGGCCAACGGAACCGGGTTTGCAATCTCCGACTGGTCCGGGAAGGCAATCACGATTGACGTCGTTGACATGGCCACCGGCGTCGCGACAGACAGCAGACGCCTGTTCACCGGCATCATCGATACGCCAACGCTAGACCTCAATCTGCGCACCATCGGCCTGCTCGCAACCGACAACCTGCAAAACCAGATCGAGGCGCTATCCGCTGCGTCCATCGATACCCTGATCCCAGGCGGCTATCACTCGCCCGTGATTTTCGACCCGGCAGCCCGAGGATGGTCGCGCGCTCAAGACCGGCTCGCCACCGTTCCGGCATCGCTCGACCTAAGCCCGACAAACGCTTTCCGCCTGTCCGATTGGGCGCCGAGGGCCTCGCCGAATATCAGCTTCACGGCTGACCACATCCTTGACGGCTCGCTGCAGACGTCACAATCCAGCCGCTATCAACTCATCAACCGCGTCGATATTGACTTCGCTTACCGATTCCCTCGCGTCAAAGCCGAGGGATACGAGATTGCCGACACCTATGTGACGCTCGGCAGCATCAATGCACACGCGCAGGCCGGCAACTGGTGGCTGACGCGCGCCGCTGTTGAGACAGCAATCGGCGCAGCTGGTGGAGCGATTGTATCTATCTCCTATGAAGACCTGCCAGCGTTCGCTGTCGGCAGCTGGCAGCCAGGGCCATCCGATTACCTGCTCTGCATGGGCTACACGGCCCTGGTGAGCTTCGAATACACCCAGACGATCGAGGAGCAACACGCAATCACGGTCACGGCGCCGAACAGCATCGCCGCAGTCGGAACGCTGCGCGACAGGCTAACCGGTGCGCTCGAGGGCGAATATCCGCCAGTTGAAGCGGTCGAGCACTCCATGCTGCTCTACGCCAAGTCGTTGTCCAGCATCCCGCCAAAAGACCGCGCCGTGGTTTCAAACGGCTTCACCACGTCCGCCGACGTCACCCTGACGCCAGACACAAACCGCGATGCAGCAGACGCAGCGATGGAGACATTGATTGCCGTCGCGAAAACGAAGATATGGGCCAGCCATCGGCGCAACACCGTATCGGCCGCCGTCGCGCTCAATCCTGACGTCGACCTGCCGCAGACGATCGACATCGATACCGGACAGCTGCACGCCCGCGGCAAATGCCAAAGCGTGACGCATACCCTGTCGCCAGAGTCCGGGGAAGCCATCACGAGCTTCTCGCTTGCAATTTGCTCTGTAGCCGGAACCGGAATTGCCCACCCTGAAACTCCGACCGCCGCCCCGGCAGGATCGGCACCAGCTACCACGGCGCTATCCGAGGTGCCGACGTCGGATTTCAATTACGGCGCCGCAGAAGACCACATTCTGACCGTGACATTCCCGGAAGTCGCCGCGATCGAGCGCGACAAGCTCGACATCCCGCTGAACAGCAGCTACTCCGCGCCGATCACGGAAGACATTCTGGAGATTACGCTATGAGCCAGCCACAGAACACGCCGCAGCCGGCAGGTGCCGACATCGTGCAGTCACTAGACGACCTAGGCACTGCGGCCGGACTCAGCACGCTGCGCAACCGGATTCTGAAAGACCCGCCAGGAGTCCCGCCGATCCCCGCCCGGGTTGGCAAGTCACTATCGACCGGCCAGCCGCCGCCATGATCGAGCAAGAGACACCACCGGATCGGATCAAGCCGCCGACGCGAGCAGCCATCATCGCTCGCACCATCGCGCGCATGACGCCACCGGACCCAGCACCGACGCAGGAGACCGTCAGCCGCAAGGCGCGATGGACGATCCTCGCCTATGCCATCGCCCGCTTGAAGGAGCCAAGCACCTGGCGAGGACTGGTCCTGATGGCGACCGCAGGCGGGGCCGCGCTCTCGCCAGACGAAACAGAACTGATCGTCGCGACCGGCATCGGGCTCGCGGGACTGCTGGCTGTCATGCTGCCTGATTCGGCCAAATGAGCGAAGCCGAAGACATCGCCCGCTCGCGTGACTTCCTGCGCCAAGGAGTCGGCACCACCACGCGCAGGAACCGTGTTTTGCCGGCCGCACGCCTGCCGTCGCCGATACCTGCCAGAGTTGGGAAAGCCGGCCCGCGGGAAGAGGTTGGCACGTATGTCGAGGTCGATTACGCGCTGCGCGTGCTCGAAACCGACAACAGCATGACGTACCACTACGACATGCTCAATACGCCGCTCGACGGCAACATGCGGCTTTACCTGCAGCCTCGCCCGCGCGAAACCACGGCAGGCGATGCCAATTACTACGCCTCCGCCGTCAAGCTGACGACCACCGACGGCCTGCTGAAAACCGACTACCAACTGACGCTGCAGGAAGCCATGATTCGCCCGGCGTCAGGCGCCGACCGTGTTGCAGGATTCGGCGCCGCGCCGGTCACAGATTGGTTCGCCGACCGCGATATGATCAAAGGCCCAACAGGCGTGCACGCGCTCGTGAAGAAGCCGCGGAAAATCGACATGCTTGTCGACGGAACGCCGGAAACGCTCACGCTCAAGCCGCCGCCATATACCACGCCGGCAGGCAATGGGCTGTGTGTGCTCGACGAGATTCTGAAGCTTGGCGACCCATGGCATGGGCTGATTCAAGGCGGGACGGTGCGATTGCCAGGCGGCAAGACTCGCCCCGTAGCGCGCCCTGGTATCGGCGTCGGCGTCGTCTATCCTCTGATCCCCTACGGCGTCACGCCGGCCGCAACCGCCGACGCAGCAGACGTCGCAGCCGGGCGCACGTGGCTCAATTACGGGTTGCTGGCCGGCGCCTGCTTGTATGAGCAATCGATTGCTTCAGCCTTTCCGTGCTGGGTCTACATCGCTCCTGACAATTCGACATGGAGAGTTTCATACGCCCACGTATTCATCGCAGGCGCCTGGAAATTGCAGTTGCAGTTCTACCCGCTCCGGCGCGTTTTTCTGACTGATGACAAATGGGGAGGGCTCGCGCAGACGATTCAGGTTGAAGTCAATCCGGCGCCGTGGTCATACACCCAGGGGCTACTGTACGACCTCGACAGCAAGGGCGCGCAAGCCATTTTCGTCAACAACCCGTACCCGCATCAGCGCGTAACGGGCGCCGCGTACCTCAATATTCAAGGCATCCCACCTGCTGCCACTGCGACATATACCCTGGTTATTGACGCTGCCGAACCTGGTCCTTCTGCGAACAAGCTTTACTCGCCTGACATCGTTGGCGACTACTCCGATATGGTCGCGTGGAATACGGTCTATGAGACCTTCCGCGTCGAGCAGGACC